TCTGTTAGCCATCATTTTAAGGAACAGCCAGCAACTGACCCATCCCATTATGAAACTGTATATAAATTGGGTATCGGTCATGCCCAGCCCCTAACGATGTCAAGACCTGACTGTGTGATGGCACACACAATGCCCTGAGAGCCTGTTGAGAGCGTCCTACGGATGCCTAAATCATGGATTAGACCTGCAGTGCGCAAATCTGAGCATCGCTTCCAGTAGCCCTTAATTTCATGACCTTGGGCTGATGCTCGAAGGGCTGCTTCCTCATCTGTTAGGCCAAGTATGGCGTCTGCGTAGATGGCAAGAAGAATGGCGCGGTGACTGCCCACTTTCATGGGGTTAACTTGGCGTGATGTTTCAGGGTCTGTAGTCCTGAACAATGGTAAATCGAAAATGATTTTTGGCATGATGTGTTTCCTTTGGTTAAAGCCCTTTGAGTGGCTGGATGTGACTATACACAATTTAAGAAGTCAGTGGTGGATATCCCAATGGAAACAAAGATACCCACCACTTAGCCCCAGCTCGCTCAAACAAGCTGGGAGTTCTTATGGCTTGGGAATACTACGCCATAGGGCTTCGTACTCATCGCCTGACATATCAGCGTATTTTGGCGCAAGTTCACAATGTATCCAAGTTGCTTTTTGAGACCCACCATTATCGCTGGCGGACCAATCCTTCCAGCCCCTGCCAATACGCCATCCACGGCCCCACGTTTCACAGCCTTTTTTGGTAAGTCCTGAATAGTCATGGACCTCCTCCAAGCCGAGCGAAGCAGCGTGTTGAACAAACCACAGAATAGCTTCACGGCCTGCATTTTTATTTGTTCCAAAAGAAGTATCAAGCGCCCTAGCGGTCGAATGGACGGATTGAACTCCAGGCTTTCCAACGATGTCACGCACCACCCATGTCCCAAGGTTTTTGAATCCCCATCTTTTATTGCAGAGGAGAACAAAGCGTTCTGTGCCTGGGCGTTTTGCTTTTGCTATGCCGTCGGACGTTCCTGTGTATTTGCTCATGCTGGTGGGTCTTTCGGTTTGTCCTTTAAGCCGTTGCCAGCAAGCAAACCAATCAGGCCACCCGAAAGGGTGAGAAGCATTGAGGACAGGATGTTGATTTGTTGAGCGTCAAGCTCTGCCATTTTTTCAGGCTGAGTCACGAAAAGTAAGCCGTACAGGATTGTAAAAACTGAGCCAACGAAAGAAAGCGTCAAACCAAGTGCAACGACCATGACGATGCGCGCTTTAATTTCTTCATTGCTGTGTCTGTTGTCGGGTTTCATCTGCACTTGCCTCCTGTGCCGTATTGGGGAACTGTTGTTGTTTCATTGATGGTTGACTCGGTAACGCTCGAAAGTGCTTTGTTTTTGGTTGGTGGGCAGTTGAGGCGTTCACGGTCTGCGCAAGCGGTGAGCGATGCGCAAATGACCAATAGAATCAGGCTTTTTCGCATCAGTTGCGGTATCCATAAACGCTGATTGTTCCGCCTGTAATTGTGCCGCTTGAAACACCAAGAGTAAACCCTGTGTAACTAGTTGTGTTATTTAGAAAGCCACCACCAGCGCCAGCCTCACCGTTGGTTCTTGGGTCGACATAGGAATAATTAACAATCGTATTTTTTGCAAGGAAAGGGTTTACAAGGTCAAAATTGCTTGACAAGACAGTGGTTGAAATTACGCCAACGCGACTAAAATTTGCTGAGTTTGAGCCAGCACTTGCGCCAGTACTGCCAGCATAAGTGTAGTAATTGTGAGCCCAATAATAGCCAGTTGTTGTTGCGCCTAATTGACAAGACAAAAGGGCAGCTGCAGAACCTACGCCACCGTTTACAACAATTTTGTAACTGTCAAAATCTGTGCTGAATACATCTGTCAGTGGAACACTTGAAACGGTGGTGCCTATGGTTTCTTTTTTGATAAGCCATAATCCCGCCGCATTTAATTGGGCTGCGGTTAATATGGCCCCCGATACGAATACTGGTGGAGTTGCCATGTTGTTTGTTTCCTTTCTAGAAACTTAGAAGGTTGTTATCGAGCGTTCCGAAGATTGCATCGTTTAAGGTAAAATAAGAATTCGCATCCGTTGATTCAAACGTGAATTGTACAGAATGATTGCCAGGTGTGATTGTATGGTTCACGCCTGAAACAATCAAGGTTTGACTGTCGCTCGAAGGTGTTCCCGTCACAAAGTTTTTTACGACTGTGCAGATGCTGGTAAGGTCAAGACTAAGGGCAATGTTTTGTTGGGCCGTTGTCATTGCTGACAGTTGGCTTTGCAATCCGTTGAAGCGCAAAATGGGGTTTTGATATCGACCCAAAAGGTAAGACCCAAGGCCAGCGACTTCTGTGGTGGTGCTGTTAAGAAGGCTGAGAAGGCTATAAGTCTGGGCCTGATATTGAGCGATAGAAGTGGCGTTGCTAACGGTCTGCACTGCGCCTGCTTCGGACTGGGTTGAAATTATATTGAACAAAAGCTCGTCGCCATACTGGTTCATGAGCGAATTGAAAGGCAATCCTGTGCCATCACCGTTGAATGTGGCTCCTGACACGGGGTTAAGAACGCTGGACCTACCCTTGAAAGTAAGGGTGCCGTTTGCGCTCATAAAAAGGTAGCCCTGCTCAGAGGTGTTTATTTGCTGTAGATAGTTGAGGCAGTTGGTGTCTTGGCTAATTTCAAAAGCACCCAAAGTAGATGAACCAGTGTCGATAGAACGTGCGCCTTGATAGTTAATTTCGGTGTAGTTCAACACAGTGTCAATTCGCGTGCCAGTCTTTTCAACTGATGGAGTAATTGCGTTGATTTGCTGGTTGGAAAGAACGGTAAATTGGTCAGCACATTGAACTGTGGCTGTGTCGTTGAATCCTAAATCGTAGTTAATATCCCAATCAGTTACAAGACCAGTGTAAATCGGGATGCCATTGGCAAGAATCTGTACAGGCAGGCGTGGAACAATTCCTGTTTGATTAGTGGGTGAACCAATCCAATACGGTGATGACTGGTTCAACGGGTCAAACGTCCGCGTCTTGTTCCAAAGGTTGATTTGCGCGGTGCCACAGTTGAACTCATCAAGCTGTCGCGAGCGACCACGAGTTATGGAAACTGATTGGACAAACTCGGTGACATCAGCCAATTGAATACCACCCAAAGTGCCACGGCCTGCCGTGTCAAGAACGCCATAGAAAGCGTCATTAAGTTGAAAAGGTTGACCGAACCCAACAGTAGTTTGGAAACCAATAAGAACTTGGAGCTGTGGCTGGGTCATACGGACACAAAAACCTGTCCTGATAGTCGTTCCGCAGATTTGATGGCTTCAATGATATCGCGCCCGACTTGGGCAGGGTTAGAAACGAGGCCAGCGTTGACAGTGATTTGGTAGTTCTTTGCTTGGTCAAGAGCTGTTTGTCCTGCAGCAACGTTGCCACCAAAGAAAGCGTTACCTGCAGCCAAGCCAAGACCTGCAGCTGACGATGCAAGGCCAGCAAGGGATTCGTTAAAACTTGCCAGGGTCATTCCATTTGCGCTGGTAATGAGGTCTTGGGTAACTGCTAAACCTGCTACAGGACCAAGGTTTATGAGCTGAGAAAGTCCTGCTTTAGTTAAACCGTAGCCAGTGAGGTATTCGAGGTTTGAAGCAAACTTTTTGGCATCTGCAATTTGCTTTTGAAACGCTTGTGCGTAGCCCGATTCGGACTGAACTTTTTGAGCTGTATTGACGTTTGTTTCCGAAACTGCCAGAGCGTCGTTTGCCCCAGCCAATTTGAGTTTTGCGTCTTTCAAATCGTTGGTTGCTTCAACAATTGCTTCAACGTCATCGCCCTTTTGCGTTTTGATTAGCTTTGCCATTGCATCATCAACATCTTTGGTGGCTTTTGCTACATCGCCGTAAGCGTCTTTGCGGTCTTTTAGTGCATCAGCTACGCTTTTAGCTGCATCATCTTGAGTTTTTATTGCATCGGTCAGTGAAACCATGCCAGTAATGGAGTCAGCAGTGGTATCTGCAAAATCTTGAAGTTGGTCTTTGGCATCTTGAAGGCTTGAAGCAACAGTGTCAACAGCTGTAACTACTCGTTCGCGCAAAGTGTCTGAGTAGTCTTTTGCTGCTTTTTTTGCTTTTTTCTTTGACTCTGCAAGTTCGTCATTTTTTTTCTTTAGCGCATTGGTTTCGGTGATTGTTAATTTAAGTGAATCTGCGTACTTTTCAGAAAGCAGTTTGTCCATGTCGCGGAACTGTGCAGCTGTATAAGTAAC